TACTTACAGAAGACATAATCGAGAGTGCTCCAAAGAATGTTAAGGAGCACATAGAACAGCAAGATGTAATCTTTAAGCCTAATTCAGGCCCACAGACACAATTTCTTGCAGCTTCAGAAAGAGAAGTGTTCTATGGAGGAGCAAGAGGCGGTGGTAAATCATATGCGATGCTAGTTGATCCGCTTCGTTATTGCTCCTATGCTAATCACAGAGCACTCCTAGTGAGGAGGACTATGCCTGAGTTAAGAGACTTAATTCAAAAGTCTCAGCTATTATACTCAAAGGCATTTCCTAATGCAAAATGGAGAGAACAAGAAAAAGAGTGGCGATTCCCATCAGGGGCAAAGATAGAGTTTGGTTACGCAGAGAACATGACAGACGTATTACGTTACCAAGGTCAATCATACACATGGATAGGAATAGACGAACTTCCACAATATCCTTCGCCAGATATATATAATTTTTTAAGATCTTCTTTAAGATCCGTTGATAAGGACATACCTGTCTATCTAAGAGCTACAGGCAACCCAGGTAACATTGGATCACAATGGGTGAAAGAAATGTTTGTAGATCCTGCAGAACCTAACTCTGCGTTTGATATAAAAATAGACACACCTGTCGGGGTAAAGACCATCACTCGTAGATTTATCCCTGCTAAGTTACAAGACAATCCTTATTTGATGCAGACAGATGACTACTATGCTATGCTTGCATCTTTACCAGACGTACAACGTAAACAATTTTTAGATGGAGATTGGGATGCCTATGAAGATTCAGCGTTTCCAGAGTTTAGTAAAACAGTACATGTGGTCGAACCCTTTGAAATACCTAAAGGCTGGTATAAGTTTCGTGCTGCTGACTGGGGTTATTCTTCTCCTGCTTGTGTGTTATGGTTTGCTGTTGATTACAATAATAATCTGTGGATCTATAGAGAGTTATATACTTCCAAAGTTACGGCAGATGTTTTCGCAAGAAAAGTCTTAGAATTAGAATCAGGTGAATATATTCAGTATGGTGTGCTTGACTCTAGTACATGGGCAAAGAGAGGTGATGTAGGCCCAAGTATTGCAGAGACAATGATACAACAAGGATGTCGTTGGAGACAATCAGATAGATCACCTAAAAGTAGAATTAGTGGTAAGTTAGAGATTCATAAACGTTTATTAGTAAACGATAAAGAACCAGGACTTAGAATATCTAAGAACTGTAGAAACTTAATTAGAACTCTAGGTACATTACCTACTGACGATAAAAACCCCGAAGATGTAGATACTAACGCAGAGGATCATGCATACGATGCTTTACGTTATGGATGTATGAGTAGACCAATGCATCCTACTTATGCTAAAAGATTTAAACCAATGTTTACCCCTGAGTTTAAACCAGCAGATAACAAATTTGGATATTAATGCCGCTAAATACAAAAGGTAAAAAAATTAAAAAAGATATGGAAAAAAGATATGGCAAGAAAAAAGGCCAGTCTATTTTTTATGCAATGGAAAATTCTGGTAAATTAAAAGGTGTCAAAAGTAAAACTTCCAGAAATAAATAAAAAAAATTTTCCCTATGATCTAGTGATAGCATACTGGGAGGATATTGTTGGATCATGTGAATGGTCTGACATACCAGATATAAAAAAATCTAAAACAGCAGTATGTTGTAGCTTTGGTTGGTTAGTAGAACAAAATAGTAAAACAACTGTTATCATGGCAGATTTTATATTTGAAGATAGTGGAGTAATAAAACAAGGTGGTGGACATACAGTGATACCAACTAAGAATATACTTAAAATTAAAAAAGTAAAAATATAATAGGAGACAGCAATGGAAATGAAATTTGATCCAAAAGCTAAAGTAGAACAAGGTCAGTTAAGTGATGCACCTGATGGCAAACAGCCAAACAGGGAGTCAAAGAATATTGACTTTTCTAAACATGCACCTAGAAAATATGAGTCTGCTAATTATTTAGAAGACCAAGTAGTGCCTAGTAAATCAGGAGCAGAGCATGTTCAAGATAGTTTATTTACAATGGCAGACGAAAAAGATTATTAATAACGGAGGATAAATCACATGATGAAAAGATACATGCACGGAGAACTTGCACCTGATGTAGCTAAAAGACCGAATGATAAACTAGCAATAGACCCTAATTCAAAAGTAACACAAGGGGCTACAAGCGGTGACGGTAATGATGCAAAAGGTAAATCAAAGTCAAAAGTAGATCCAGCAATCTTTAGAATGGCTGAAGAAAGAGATTACTAGTTTAAATGGACGAAGAAAAAAAAGATAATGGCGGCTACGAAGCTGAAGGGAATGCTTTAGTCGGACTAATCAGATCTAAGTTTCAAGAAGCTGAAACATCTAAAATCTATGATGAGAAAAGATGGTTAAAGTCTTACAGAAACTATAGAGGTCTTTATGGGCCAGAAATGGCATTTAGAGATAATGAGAAGTCTAGAGTATTTGTTAAAATAACAAAGACTAAAGTACTAGCTTCATTCGGACAAATCATTGAGGTATTATTTTCTCAAGGTAAGTTTCCATTAGGAATATCTCCAACATCTATGCCAGAAGGTATAGATGAAAAAGCTCATTTAAAAAATCCACAAGAGCAACAAATGGAACAACCACAAGATGCTTATGGTTTTCCTGGAGATGACAAACAGATTCCTCCTGGTGCAACTGCAACAGATTTAATGAGAAATCTTGCACAAGAGTATTCAAACTTAGGTTTTGAAGAAGGCCCATCTAATACAGGTACTCCACAAATAGAACCTGCTAAGATGGCTGCAGAAGCAATGCAGAAACTAATACATGATCAATTAGAAGAAAGTAAAGCTATTACAGTTTTAAGACATGTATTTTTTGAAATGGCATTATTAGGCACAGGTATTTTAAAAGGGCCATTTACAGATTCAAAAACATATAACAGTTATGATACTTCAGAAGATGAAGAAGGTAATGTAACAAAAGTACAACTTTCAAAAACAAAATCTATTCCATCTATAGAAGCTGTATCATGTTGGGATTTTTATCCAGATCCAAATGCTACAAGTATTAATGATTGTGATTATGTAATACAAAGACATTCATTTAATAAACAGCAGTTAGAAGACTTAGCTGAGAAGCCAATGTTTAATGCAGATGCTGTTAAAGAATGTTTAGAGATGGGGCCTAACTATCAAACAAGAGGATTTGAATCTTCATTATATGATAGAGAAAATATTACAAGTATTTATAAAAATAGATTTGAAGTATTAGAATACTGGGGAACAATTGATAGAGAAACTGCAGATGAATGTGGTTTAAGTTATTCAACTGATTCTGAAGTAATTCATGTTAATGTATGGATATGTGGTAATAAAGTTTTAAGAATGGTAGAAAATCCATTTACACCAAAACGTATTCCATATTTAATATGTCCATATGAATTAAATCCATATCAGTTTTTTGGAATTGGTATTCCAGAAAATATGGAAGACTCACAGATGGTTATGAATGGTCATGCAAGAATGGCTATTGATAACTTAGCACTGTCAGGTAATTTAGTATTTGATGTAGATGAAACTATGTTAGTACCAGGACAAGATATGAAAATATTTCCTGGTAAAATATTTAGAAGACAAAGTGGTCAAACTGGTCAAGCAGTTCATGGACTTAAGTTTCCAAATACAGCACAAGAAAACTTACAGATGTTTGATAAGTTTAGACAACTAGCAGATGAATCTACAGGTATACCATCATACTCACACGGAACAACAGGTGTTCAATCTACAACTAGAACAGCATCTGGTATGTCTATGTTGATGGGTGCTGCTGCACTAAGTATTAAAACAGTTATTAAAAATATTGATGACTATCTTTTGAAACCCCTTGGAGAATCTTTATATCATTGGAATATGCAATTTAATGAAGAAGCTCCTAATATAAAAGGTGATCTGGAAGTTAAAGCACAAGGTACTTCTTCTCTAATGCAGAAAGAAGTTAGATCACAAAGATTAATTACATTTATGCAAACTGCATCTAATCCTGCACTTGCACCATTTGTAAGATGGCATACTTGCTTAAAAGAAATTGCTAAATCTTTAGATATAGATCCAGATCAATTAATTAATGATCCAGAAAAAGCTGCGATCTATGCAAACATAATGGGGATGGTAAATGGAAATCAAAACAATACAACCGCTGCTGGAGGACAAGGTCAAATGGGGCCAACTGGAGAAGTACCTACAGGAGCTTCGCCAACAGATCCAACAGGAGCTGGAGGTGGCAACATCGGAACTGGTAATGTACCGATGCCAGGGGAAGCTGGCTTTAGTTCGCCAGATCTTAAACCTCAAAGAGGCGAACAAACGCAATAAGGAATAGTATGGCAACAAAAACTTTTGATCCAAATAGAATAGGTGGTGGAACTTTTGAATTAGTTCAAGATGCTGCTA